GTTTTAAAATTACTGTATAATCTGCCTTTAATATCGATAGGCTCTTGCTGATAGTTAGCTGATGCAATGTCAGCACCCATTGCTTTTATCTTGTTTTCATATGATTTAAGCGACAGCACATCAGGACAAAGCATTGTGCCGTCATCCTGTTTTGCCTTATATGATATATGTCTTACCTTAACACCGATATTTTGGTAATGTTCTAAGGCTCTGCCTGCAAGGTCAAGGCTGTGCCACCTTGTCATTACAATAATGATTTTGCCGTGTTCTTCAAGTCTTGAAAGCATTGTATTAGTAAACCATTGCCAATGTTTTTCAAGCACATCTGCGTTATATGCTTCCATAGATGATTTAATTAAGTCATCTATAATCATAATTGATGCGCCGAAGCCTGTCGCTGTACCTGTCGGCGAAGTTGCAAGATAATTATTATAACCATTTTCAAGCGACCACATATTCATAGCACCGTCGCCTTTTTTGATTTTCACATTAGGAAATATATCGGAATAAACAATTTTTGTGTCATCGCCTTTTTCCTCGGCTATCGTATCTCTTACGGTTTTAGAAAAGTTTGTTGAAAGCGTTTCGTTATATGAGCCTGTCATTATTTTTTCGCTTTGATTCTGCCCTAATACCCACTCAACAAAACAGCCTATCGTTCTTGACTTGCCGTGACGAGGCGGCATATTAACTATAAATACTTCATCATCCGAATAATAGAAATCTTGCAATTGATTGCAAAAATCAACAAGAAATTGTCTGTCAGGCTTATAGAAATCGCCTGCTTTGGTATTGCAATAAGCGAAAAACGATTTTCTTGCTTGCCTTATGCTGCGTTCGTTCTTCAGTTTAAGCAATTGTTCAAGTTCTTTAAGTCTTTGCACATCATTCATCTGATATACCGAGTTTCTTTTCCAAATTTGCAATTTTCTTATTTAATTCATCATCGGATAATGATGATGTAGTATCAACTTCGCCTTTAAGGTTCAAGTCTTTTCGGTCACTCCATACATCGGGCTTACGGTTTTTAAGCCAAAAGATTTGAGCGGTTGTATCAGGTGGTACATCTCTTTCGGTTTTCTTTGCCGGCACAAGCTCGTACTCGCCTGTATCAAGATTTTTTACTCGTTCATATATAATGTCAACTACCTTATAACCTAATGCCTTTTTAAACAAAGCATTTTCAACTTGAATATCGGCAACTTCCTTATTAACTTTTAAGGAGTAGGAAATGTCGGGGAATTTCTTTTTCCATTGTATCAAAGTATCTCTGCAAATTCCCATATTATGAGCGATTTGTTCATCAGTCAAACCGCTTTTTGCCCATCCACCGATTTGGAGCAAGCCCTCATCGGTCAGCCAATATTCATATTTACCTTTTGCCATAAAGCTTACTCCTTTCGCTTATTTTATAATCAAAGCCAAGCCGTCCACAATAATCACAACTTGTTTTACATTTTGTCTTAATGCTTTTCAGCTTATAGCCTGCACTTTCATAATTTTGCTTACACTTATAGCAAAGCGTTCTTACATTTTCATCCTTTCCCATTTAATCACTCGCATAAAAATAAGCAGTGAGTATATTTCAACTCACTGCTTCAAGGGGATTTATATAATTTTATAAGTATATAATATCACAAACCTATCGTTCAATTCTATTCTTTTTGTTCGGATTTTGCTATTTTCCAAAATATTTTTTCAGTCTTTCGTAAATAGTAGATTTTGAATAATTAAGAATTTTAGCAGTTTCGTCATAGCTTTTTCCAAAACAACAATGTTGAATAACAATAGCCTTTACCACCTCGTTATCAATACTGTTTATGTAATCGTTTAGGGCTTTCAGCTTTTCACAAAGCCGTTTATACTCGTCTTTAACAAACTGATTGATTTCGAGCATTTCAAACGCTGTATCGGCTGTGCTGTCGGCTATATTAAAGCTTTGAACATTGCTCTTAGTTGTATCAACGCCTTTAATGAATGAGGGTATATACTCATGGCGAAACGATTGTATTTGATTAGCTATAACCGAATACTCTTCAAGTTCTTTAAGTGTCATTGCTTACCTCCTGTCGATTGTCTGACAGTTTCGTTTCTTATAAATTGTTGAAGTTCTCTAAAACAACGCTCACACATATCAAGCCTTGTCCATTTGGGTGGGTCAGGCTCAAAAAATTGAGTAAGATAGTTATTACGGCGTTCGAATTTATATCTTTTCCTTGCATTCGTAATGTCTTTATGACATACATCACATTCAATTTCAATTATTTTTCGTTTCATTTTTCTACCTCACTTTTAAGCCAATTTGCGAATCCTAATCTACGATATGTACAATAACAATCAGTCATAATAAACACCCTATTTCTTCAAATGTTTTAAGTATTTTAGGAAATTGAATTGCAATCCAATCAATCATAGTTTCTTCGTGACCCCATTGATTTGCGTGTTCAAAATTGCTTTGTAAACCACTTTCCGATAAGTAAGCGTGTATGATTTCGTGCCTTGTAACTTTCCTCTTGTATTCTTCTAAATCAGAAAGTTTGGACGGATTTTTTTCATCACTTTTACAATCTCGTACAACAATTCTTTTAATTGAGGTATCACAAAAGCCGTCAACCTGTTCAAGATATGGATAATCTTGTTCATTTCCTTGTACGATTTCGTATTCAGTTCCTAATATATTTACTTTCATTCTTTCACCTCATCAAATTGTATTTGTTCCGTGTTTATATTTGCAGTACACATTATATTCAAAGATTTTTCCGGGTTTTCTTTATAGAATTTTTGAATATAATATTTTTCTCGTTCCAAAATGTTTTCAGTTTTTGGAACAATTTCTATAACCTCAAACTTGTAATCTGTAATATTCTTGATAGGAAATCTTTCTGTTTTCAAATGTTGACCCCAACGAAAAACAGGTGCATACATTGTTTGCCCGATATAAAATTCACCTGTTGACTTCTTCGAGATTTTATAGATATAGCCGGATATATCCTCTGTAAACATATCTCTTTGAATATAAAATTCTTGTTCATCATCGGGGCGTAATTTTGCGTGTTCTCGCTCCTCATATACTTGTTTACATTTGTGACAGCAAAAACGCTTTTTTGCATATTCTTCTATACCATAAAATCTATTTCTTACTTCATAGTCAGAGAAATATATCGCACTACCGTAGTAAGTTTCTACGATTGCACCACAACAGTCGCAAGTAAAAGTGACTTTATTGAAATATCGTTCTGTGTTATAACAATGCTCGCCGATGATAATGCAGTACAAATCTCCTGCTTTTAATTTTTTTGAGTAACGAAAAGCAATCGCTTGCCCATACTGTTCTTTAATTATTTCTTTGAATTGCTCCCGGCTGTCACAGATTAGGCAGTCCATAAGAATTTCAGTATTTTCCACTTTACTCGTTGAAGAAAACAAACCAAAGCCTAAATCTTTTTCACGATTTTTTGCGGCTGTCTCTTTATCGGCAACCTCATAAATTCTGTAAATCACTTCAAGCATCGTTAGTTATCTCAACCAATATGTATTTGCCGTTTACTTTACAAGGCTTATTAGCATTTTCCTTAAAGCAAGCCTTACTTAGGACTAATGGGCAACAATATTCATCTAAATGCTTACAAAATTTATGTTTTAACAACCACTTAGTGCAAAATTCACCATTGGTCATAGCTCTTAACTTATGCTTGCGTTTTTTGCCACGGACATTTGTGTCCTTAGCAGAGTTTTCGTGTTCATCATATCTTTTCTTTATAAATTCTTCTATTTCATTAAAGTTTTCTTGTATAAATTGATTTTCTAACCATTCACAACTATAACTTGGAATACCCATTCCATTAAATGAAAATTGCAAATTTTCCGCAGTCAATTTCACAAAATATCTTGCTAATTCTTTATTCATTACCGTTCAACTCCTTTAATGTTTCAATTATTTTACTATCAATAGCGAAATAATCGCACTTATCAAACAAATTAACAAAAGTGCTAAATCGTTTACATCTTACTTGCTCAATATCGTTTATTCTGTTAGGGTCACAATGTCTGCAAAACCTGCACTCTTTAGCGTTCATTGTTCAACTCCTTTATCCTTTTTTCTACTTCCTCTGTGTTATATGAATTTTTACCGCAAATATCTATTAGCGGAGTACCCCATTTATTCTTGTCGATATAAACAGTGGCATATCTTCCGTTGAATTTTTGAAGATATATATTGTCTGCAAACTTTCCATTAACAAGGTACTGTTCAATCATTGCGATAAAAGGCAGTTCAATAATGCGTGATTTGTCTCTGAAATGTAAACAATGTTTTTCAACATCATCACACTTCTTATACATAATAGATGATATACTTACTTTGCCTTTTATAACAGGCAGAAAATCAATGCTGTTTATTCTTCTATGGCATACATCATAATGATAACAATCTTTACAAGTCATTTTTTACCTCTTTAATTCCAAATACCACATATCCGTTTTTAAGCCCCCAACCGTTAAGAACATAAGTTATTTCATATACTTTGTCGGTTATAGGGTGCTTTACGAATGGGTCGCTTGGCTCATAAGGTTGAAAAACAACCCTGTCACCTTTTTGATAACCTCGGTCATTTTCTCGAATTTCAAATCTCTTATCTCCTGATAAAACATCATCACAGAAATTCAAAAGAAGTTTGATTTTATGTGTTTTCATTTTTCATCACCTCTGACACTCTTCTTTCCATTTGGAAACAATGCAATTGTTGCATTGAAACTCATTACAGTAATCGCATAGATTTACATCATCATTAAATGCAGCGGCAAATATCCTTTTAAAATTTGGAATATCAATTGTTCTTTCGGGCGCTAACAATTCAAGAACCTTTTTCAAGTAACCTGTTGCGTTAAAATCACCGAAAATATCCGCTTTTCCAACCTGTTCTTTTGTTTCAGAATCGAGTACACCGACAATAACGCAATTACCGCTATCATCACTCACAAATTTAGGCTCGGTCTGTTCAGTTACATTTCCATTATTGTCAGCCATTCTACAACCCAAATAGAAATTGCCTTTTTCTAAAAATATCATCAAATCACCTCACCCTGCTGCTACTGCGTTAAATTCTTTCATATTGTCGCAAGATTTATCACACAGCCATTTACAGTTTGCCATAACAAGCGCTTTAGAAAACGGAGGCGGTACTGCGTTACCGCACCTTGCTACTTGCTTTGTCTTGTTGTATTCCCTGCCGTTGCAATCCTTATCAATGATGTAATCATCCGGGAAGCCCTGAGCCTTGTATAATTCTTTCGGTTGTAGCATTCGCAAGCCTATATCGGATATAAAATATTCAACTCCGTCAATGCAGAAAATAAGCACCTGATTAGCTGATATATTCCAATCTGTATAGGTGTTGAGTAACTCTCTTATTTCACCCCAATGTCCGAGGTTTTGGCTATCGTATTTTCTCAAATAAACATCCGTTTTTGCAAAGTGATTTGCGTGTGCTGTTATAGTTGGAAGCGGCTCATTTAATGCCTTGCAGTCCATATTTCTGCGGAGTATCGTCAAATAACTTTCGCATAAGAAATGCCGAGGCTTAACAGTTACTGTTTGCAAAGGATTTAAAACGCTGTTAGCGTGGTCTGCACCGCCGTAATACTGCGTTAGATATGGCATAGTCAGCGAATTATGGTCTATTGCCGTAACGGTTGGTAATGGTTTATCAATTTTGCTTCCGACAACACCGCCAAAGTATTTAGAAAGATACGGTGTAAAAAGAGCATATCTCGGAGTGCTATCAACGGTAAAAAGAGGCTGATTAACTCGCTGTCCTCTCACTTCCGATTTAGCTGTTTCACTGTGATATTGAATAAGTGCAGGAGAAACATAAGCAAAACCGTGTTTTGATGTGATGGTTGGTACTTGCTTATCGAGTTTTTGTCCTCTTGTTTCCTTTCCGCTATGGTTAATTTGTTCAAGATACGGTAAATAACTATTATGAATGATAAACGGCTTTTCTTCCTTAATCACAAATTTGTCAAGTCCTCTTGCAATTCGCCTTAAAGTATTCGTTACAAGCGGCTTTTTGCGCTCAAAAATGCTTTGAGCAGGCAGAGAAAAATCTATACAGTCGGCGGCGGTTTTCCATGGCTTAAGCTTGCCACTCTTAACTTCTTCGCTATTTGGGTCACCGTGTGTAGGTTCAGGAAATACTATAGATTCACCGTCACACCTTGCAACAAGAAAGAATCTTTTTCTTATAGTCGGTGCGCCATAGTCGCAGGCTCTCAATTCCCTATGCTCAATTTCGTATCCGAGTGCCGAAAGTTGATTTTTCCAACGCTCAAAGGTTTGTCCCTGCTTTGACTTAACCGGCTTACCCTTACGCACAGGACCCCAAGTTTGAAACTCCTCTACATTTTCAAGGATAATCACCCT